AAAATCACCGACGCCAAAGCATCCTTGCGGATCGAGCCAGCAGCGTGTGAAAGCGATCGATAAGACACGCGTTCCATGTCCTTCTCAACCGGCTTTGTATTCACTTCGATTTTTGCCGTGAGTTGAATCATGGAAATAGCTTCTCGACCATGAATGTAACGCGAACGTGCCCGGTGAATTGACCGAATTGCCGCAGGTGCTCGGATATGTACAGCGATTCAATCGCGGATTGGAAAAACTTCGCGTCAATCGGTTCGATGCTCGTGAATCGTACGGGCGTCAACGCCTCCGCGATACGCTCGACAGCCTCAACCATCGGATCAATCACCGCGTTATCAAACCTGCCGTCTTGTAATGCTCTTTCCAACGCTGAAAACCGCTGACGCAACACGACATGCACATCGACGCGATAGGCCCACGCTCCCCGCGTCGCTTGTTCGAGCAGCGGCTGAGCCGACGGTATCACGTCGATTTGAGCCTTGTCGCGTTCCTCCAACTGTTCGTCAATGTCACCATAGCCACGATTGGCCACGTACGGAAAGTCGAACGACAGCCCTTTGACCGTCGCCAACACCGCGTCCGCAACTTGCACAATCGTGCTTGCCATCACTCAACCCGTTTCGCACGCACCAGCCACCGAGCGGCCCCTAGCTGCAATTCAGCCAGCGGCTTGTCCGGCAGCGGGCACACTTCGTATTTACACTCAACACCGTTGACGGTCTCGACAATCGTATCGGCCCGCTTCGGGCGGAACACTTGTCCCGTCGGCGCTATTACCGATAACGCCGAAACGGGAATCAAGTATTGTCGCCACGTAACAACTGTGCTTAGCGGGATGTCCTCGACGCTGAATTGCTCGTAGGCAATAACCGATGGAATAGCCGTCACCGTGACACTTTGCGTGCCACGGCTGTAGACAATCGACACGCCAAAAAACTCGTCGTTGATTGGCGCACCTGCTGATTCCCACAAGCTATCGACGAGCGACATTACACACCCCACGCAACCCAGGACACGACGGCCGTGCTGTTGGTCGACGCGACCAACGTCGGATCAGTGCCGCCCGTGTTTTTCCAGGCGTAGACATTTAGCGTGCCGTCGGTGCCGCTGTAATCCACCGACAGCCAGCTTGGATCGTCGCCGGGTGCTGTGGCTTGCTTCAGGCTGACCGTGGCGGCCAGCACCTTGCTGAGTCCCGTGGCAACGGGAGTCGGATTGCTGCCGTCGAGCGTCACCTCGCCAGCGGCGACAACGACTTGGCGGTTGATCTCAACTCGCACGACCAATTGACCGCTGACCTTCGCGCGAACGGCTCGACCGATGTACTGATAGCCACCGGTCGCGGTGGTCTTGGCGACATTGTTCGTGTTGTCCCAAAACACCGCATCGCCAGCCGAAAACGTCGTGGCGCTCGCGCAATTCACGTCATATTGGCCCGTCACGTAGAACGTCACCGGGTCGCCAATTGCGACAGCTTCAAGCCCCGCAACGATGCCAACGCGGCCGTCGCCGATGCAATTGAGCACGATGTCGCCCGGATCGTAAGCGGCGGCGGACGACGCGACATTAACTTCGTGGTGCTCCTGACGACGAATCGCCTGGGCAGTGTAAGCGGTAGGCATATCCTATTCTCCTAATGATTTGCTTTTGAATGTCGCGGCCAGCCCATTGCCAGCCGCGATTGATTGACAATTGGCGACTACGCGCCGGCCCCGGTCGCGAAGTACATGGCGCGGTAATCGAGAGCCTTGACACCGATGTCAAAGCTGATGTCCCAGCCGATACCCCATTGGCCACGGTCGAGCACAAACGACCGAATCTTTGGAGCACGTCCGGTTCCTTGCAGGTAGCCGACCATGATCGTTTTCGCCCCTTGGTCGCCCGGCTTGCAAACGAGCAGCCAGTTGGTGTCGCTGCCAGCCACCACCGAGCCCGTACGCGGGTCGATGACGCCAGCGGTGCCGATACGGTCGTCGGCGATGACGCCGAGCATACCAAGCAGCGGGTTCTTAACACCGCCCGAGTCGGCAGCGATGATGCGTTGCGGCGAATTGACCAGGATGTCAGCCGACCAGTAGAGAGCCTGCGGCACGATCAAAAATCGCGGTTGCAAGTTCAAAACACGGTCGCGAATACGCTGCTTGCGGATCGCGGAAATACCCGCTTGCAACGTCGTTGCGGCAAGAGCGGTAGACGTGGTGCCGTAGTTCTTGTGCGTCGACGCATCGAACAAATTGACGCCATCGACGTCCAGGGCGGAGTTGTTCAAGATCTCCGAGTAAACAAGCCCCGGCCGCAATTGAGCGGCGGATAAGCCCATGTCACGCGGCGATTCTTGTTCCAAAGCTCCAAAGCGGTCGTTGATGATGTCCTGCTCATCGACGACAAACTTACCCGCGTAGCGAGTGACTTTGTACGACTCCTTCCAGTCGCTGATGTCCATGTCCAAAGCGGTTTGACCACGGCTGAGCTTGGTCAAAGAACCAAACTTGCCCATCGTCGCCACTTCGCGAGTCAAGAAGTTCACCACATCTTCCGCGTTGCACCACTCGGTTGTGGTGTCTTCGTAGTCGATGTAGCCCGACATGAACGACGCGTTGAAGTTCGTCGTAAAGATCGACGCGAGCGACGAACCGCTGACAGCCGTACGGAAAACTTCGGCATGGCTGGTGCGAAGCGAAAGCGTCTTGCCATCCAGGCGGCACGCCTCGCGGCAGATGTCCGCGAGAGACATGTGGGCATATTCCTCAGCCCGGCTGACAAGTTGATCCCGCTTCGATTCGTGCTCCTTGCTGGAGCCAAATCGACGCAATACGTAGTCGCCGCCTTCGCCTTGGCGATACTGGCCGCGAGCCTTGAACACCGCTTCACCGCCTTGCGATCGGATCGCCAGCGCGGTGCCAAGCACCTCCGGCGTCACGTCATCGCTCGACCGAACATGGATCGCGGCCGGAGCCACGGGAGCAGCGCGATTGCTGCGGATTTTGTCGATGAACTCCATCGCTGCCTTCTCCTGACTCCATCCCTCGTCGACGGCCTTGCGGACCAGTTCCGCTGGCACGCCTTCCCCGAGGCGATTGATTTCGCTGATCCGCTTACGTTCGGCTTGCACCGCGTCGCCGCGCGAACGCTTCGACACTTTGCCGCCGTAGCTCTTTTGGCTGGCGATTTGCTTGCCTTCCATTTCCTTGGCGTCGCCCTCAGCCCGTTCGGGCGCGACGGACGGTTGTTCGGGAGCCTCCATTTCGGACTCCTCTTCCTCCTCGCTGATTTCGACAACGTACGCGTCGGCACGCTTACGGGCGCCTTCAGGCAACGCCTCGTAAAACGCCCGAGCCTCGTCATCGCTCGCGGCTTCATCCATCCCAATTCCGCGCAGATACTCGCGCATCTTTGGCGACATTTCCATTGCACCTACCTCGCTGGCTAGACTACGAATCTTCGCCCGCGGATCGGCTCCGATCGGGCACACACTTACTTCCCTCAGTCGCCAGCGGGTCACGATTCGTAAATCGGTGTCCTCCGGCGCTGTGTACGTTTCACCCGCCACGGCCTGCGATCGGCCTGCGGGAATGGTTACGACTTCGATCGGCTGAATACCCGCCGAGACGTCGCGGATATGGCCTTCGCCTACCTTTGTGGCTGTCTCTTCCTGCGTGCTGCTAATCGTTATGCGGCCGACTAACGCGTCTTCGCGGACCATAACATCGGACACGCTGCCGACCACGCAAGCCACGCTATCGCGTTCGTGATTGTCCAGGAGCGGCACTTGGTCGACAGGCTCAACGCCATCCATCAGCCACACTTCGAGCAGCGGCTGCCCGGTGGCTGCGTCAGTGGAAAACACCGCGTCTTCGGTCGCCAGGATGGCCACGGCTGAGCGATCGTCCGCGTTGTAGGTTGCTGGCTGGATAGCAGCGCGGCGAATGCTAGTTGACACTCGGCACCTCCGCCCATCGGGTCGACTTACGCACCGGCGGCGACGGCGTGCCGCTTGTCGGTTGCTCGTATGGCAATCGGTCCTCGTCGGCCGGCGGATCTCCACCGGGATTGTTGAGTTTGGCGTTGATTTCCGCCGTCTTCTGTGCCGAGTCGATGCCCGGAATTTCTGGCAATCCGGCGGCTTTTAGCAATTCGTTGTCCCGCTTACGCTGGGCAATCATCCGCTCAATCGATGTGCCGTTGGCGGCACACAATTGCGTATAGCTCAGTGATCCGTTCTGCAATGCCATTCGCTCGGCTTCCGCTTCCTTGACGGGATCGACGTGCGGTGCTCGTGGCCAAACAAATTGACGCATCAGGTCAGGCGGCGACGCTGGCAACATGCCGAGCAATTCCGCTTCGCGTGCGACAAGCGATTCAATGCGTGCAAGGATTCGTCCAAGCCAACCCTGCGTCTTGGCAACGCCCCGCCAAAACATCTGACCGTCAAATCGCGCCGAGGAATAGTTGCTGCTCGACGAATCGAGCAACAACATCATCAGCGGCATCGCGATTGGCTCGCCAACCTCGCGGGCGATGGCTTCATAGAACGGCACGAATTGCGGCCCCGGATGCGCCGGCGACATTTGCTTAGCGTCCCATCCAGGCGGCATCGCTCGAATCGTTCGACGCTCCACGTCGGTGTATTCGTTTTGAGCGAAGAATGGCGAGTCGGGATGATTTGTCGTCAGCAATACGGCCCAGTCGGCAGCGGCCCGAGCGGCATCGAGCGTCTCAAGTTTGAAATCGCGTAGCTGGGCAATCGAGTCGAGACACGACGCAATCCACGGCACGCCCCGCACCTGATCCGGCTCAATAAGTTGGTAGCCGTGAATCATGTCGGCGTAGGGAATTTCGTCGAATTGGCCCGTGTAGACTTCGTACGCTTGGTAAATCCACGGTTGCGAAATCAAGTAGCTGATCGGTCGGCGGTTTTTGACGTCGCGACGCACGCCCAAAGCCACTTCAGGCACGCCAATCATGTAGGGCGGCGTAAAGCAACGATAGGCATGGATCGGCAGGAGCCGCAGCGAAATCGGCGACGCTTCCGGGACGCTAATCAATTGGCAGAAGAACTCGCCTGAGCCAAACAGCGAACGAATCCACAAGTGCAAAATCTCAACAAGCGATAGCTGCTGATTGCTTCCGGCGGTGCTCGACCACTCATCCCAAATCGCCGATCGTCGAGCGGCGTATTCTTCGTTGGCGGTCTGGATCGAGAGAGCAGGAGCTTCAGAGCCGACACAGCAAAGCTGGTACGTGTTGACCATGCCCTCGACGAGCGAGTTGTTGGCAACCTCGTACTCGCAACGATGGCGAAGATTGGTGAGCCACGTATTCAGGTCGGCGTTGATCGGCTGGCCGTTGACGTTGGCCCAGTGCTGCTGGTTGAGTCGGTCGGTCTTGGCGGACTCCCAACGACGTTGCGACTCGGGCGGCTGAACGCCAAGCTTGCCCGCCATACGCTCGACGCGTTCGCGGCTGATGGATGGAGCCTCAGCCATCTGACGCACAATGCGTTGACGCTCGCG